GTCAACGATCTGCCGCCGCATTTGCGTGGCCTTGGCTATCGCGGAGCCGATCAGGATGGGTTTGACGGGTCCGAGTGGGTTTCGCCTTTGGAGCATCACGCGGGCGACCTCATCGAGGCGGCGCGGGTTTTGTTTGACGCCATCGAAGTCTGACGGCTCCTCCCGCAGTTTAAAGTTTTCGCTAAAAAACTTAAAGTTTTTCGTTGACTCGCCGAAAAGGCGTTTTAAGATGACGCCGTCGCAAGGATGATCCGGCGACGAAACCAGAACCGATTATGACCGTCACTGCCACCGACTATGTGATCCGAGAAACCCGAAACTTTTACGGCCCCTCCAACGAGCGCAGTCTTGTGATGGACCAGTCCGGACAACGTGCCATGACCTTCGCGGACCCCGCCGAGGCCCGCGCTTACGTCGCCGAGCTTGAGCGCAGCACTTACTACCTCGCACACAACGAGTCCAGCCGCCCGGAATACAAGGTCATGCGTGCCGACCGTCTCCCCGAATACCTGACATGGAGCCTCTGAACCATGAAAATCCTCATCGAAATTGACGACGAAGACGGTGAACTCCTTGACAGACTCGCCGAGGAACAGGACCGGAGCCGTTGCGCTCAGGCTCGGCGGATGCTTACGGAAGCGATCCGCAACGCCGCGAATCAACCCGCAACCGAGGAGTCTGTGCGATGAACCCTAACGCCTCCCTCATCCTCGACATGCCCGTGCGGCACGCTATCGGCACGCGGATCAAGTTTCGCTCTCACAAGACCCTGAGAACGCGATCCGGTCGAATCGTCCGAGTCTCCGGCAATGGAGTGCGCGTGATCGGTCGGAAACTGGTCGCCTCTTTTGTCCCTTGGGACTCCATCCTTGAAATCTTGAACCCAAAAACGAACGCATGAGCGAACTTCTCCTCACCCTGCACCGCACCAAAGAACAGCACGTTGGCGGCGAAATCCAAGCCCTTCGCGAACGCGGAACCTCGGAGTTTCTCGTCCAGCAATGCGAACGGCTTTTGACGAATGCATTCCTTGCCGGTGCGCGGGCCGCAATTGGCGGCATCTGCGAACAGGAACGCGCCGAGGTTGAACGGCTCGAAGCGATGGAGACGGAACGGCAACGGTTCCGCGATTCCAGGGCGATCAAGTTGATGCCTGACATCGCGCCGGGAAAGCTGATCGAATTGGCCATCGCAGAATCGACTTTGACATGACAATTCAAACGTTCCTTTCCTCGCAGGAAGATGCGCTGTGCGAGATCGATATCTCGGACAGGATTGAATCCGCGATCAACCTGGAGACGGGAGAAATCATTGATCCGGCGAGCATTGACCAAGAGGAGTTTTTGAGAATTGAGGCTCTGTCGGTGGACGCGCAACGGGAATACTGAATTTTAGCACAACGGGGGCCGCGCATCCGACCAACGCGGGCCAATCTTATGAACGAAATGTCAATCTACTCGGAAAGCCGCTATGCTGCGGCACTTCAACAAGCGGACCTTCTGTCGAAGTCCGATCTCTTGCCCAAGGCATTCTCCGGTCGTCCGGAGAACTGCCTCATCGCCCTCGAACTCGCGGAGCGCATGGGCGCGTCTCCGTTCATGGTCGCACAGAACGTGGATGTCATCCATGGGAAACCCTCCTTCTCCGCGAAGTTCCTCATCGGGTGCTTCAACTCATGCGGTCGTTTCGAGCCGATCACCTACGACGAGGACACGCAGGACGGTGGACGTTGCCGTGCGATCTCGACCGTCCGTTCCACCGGGGACCGCATCGAGGGACCATGGGTCTCCCTCGCCATGGCGAAAGCCGAGGGTTGGGTTTCCAAGAACGGGTCGAAGTGGCAAACCATGCCGCAGATGATGCTGCGCTACCGTGCCGCCACCTTTATGATCCGGACCACCGCTCCGGAACTCTCGCTCGGTCTCCCGACCTCGGACGAACTGATCGACACCGATGGGTTCTCTCGCCAGGTCCAGGTCGCCAACGTCACGCCGAAGTCGAATCCCTTCGCCGGTCAACTGCGACCGGTCATCACCGCTCCCGCCGAGGTGGTGGTCGAGCCGGTCGCCGAGGAAACCGCTCCGGTGCCCTCTGGATCCGACCGGGTCCGCGAACTGATCGAACAATCGAAGATCAAGGTGAAGGATCTCATGGGTGCGCTTGTCACCCTCGGCATCGCGGACGGGAAGACTCCGGTCTCCGAACTCCCCGACGACGTCCTCCACGGTGTTGCGGACGACTGGGAGACCGTTCTCACGGTCGCCTTTGAACTGAAGGGAGGCGCGGCATGAGCAACACCACCGGAACAGAAGATTACGTCATCCACCAATGCCGCTCGTTCGGAGGCGCGGCGCAATCATGCGCCGACATCGTTGCGCGACTGGATTTGGTCATCGACAAACTGCGATTCACGATTTGCAACATGGAGACCGACATTGAACGGCTTGAGGCAGAACTGGAAAAGCTGGACAGGCAGAAAGGAGAAGCATGAAAGGCACGTTCGAGAAAGCCCCGCCATCGCTCTTCCACTCGCAGGAATTCGCCGGAAGGCGCGTCCTCCGCATCAACCTCCGCGCCGTGAAGGAACTCCTCCACGACGAGAAGGTCACCTCCTTCGACCTCACCCAGTCCCAGATGCGGAAGCTGGAGGACCGGTTCCAACGCTACATTGTCGCTGGTGGACGCGTGGACACCAGCAACGGTGCCGACTATCGGCCCGAGTATATCCGGCCCCAGACGGTGATCAAGGCGCGTCCAGAGCGCATGGTCCGGGGCAAGCTTCGCCCCGCCACTCCGAAGATCGTAGTCCCGGCCAAGTTGATCCCGGCGACACCCGCCATCGAGCCTTCCATCGACCACCTTCCCGACAAGCACATCCTTCAATCCATCCGATGAAATTTCCAGACTGCGACATTCACCACATGCCCCAGCGAAGCGACGAGTGGTTCGCCGCCCGCCGGGGACTCCTCACTGCCTCGGACTTCGGTCCCTGGTTGCTGAAGAACGACAAGACCTCCCAGAAGGCGCGGGAGTCGGCGATCTGCCGGATCCTTGCCGGTGCCGCGAACCTGTGGCAGGAACCCAACTTCGAGAATGCCGCCATGAAACGCGGCACCGACCTCGAACCGGTCGCGGTTTCCGCCTTCGAGACCTTCGCCGGAACCGGCGTCACCCAGGTCGGACTCTGCGTCTCGAAGCACGGTCTCTTCGGATGCTCTCCGGACGGTCTCCTTATGGAAGAGGGTCACGGTTTCGAGGGCAAGGTTCCGGTGCCAAGCACCCACATTGCCTACCGGCGGGCAGGTGTCCTCCCGGAACAGTATCTGTTCCAGGTCCATGGCGGCATGGCGGTGACTGGTGCCACCGGGTGGTGGTTCCAAAGTTGGAACCCCGATCTCGCCAACCTCCGCGTGTTCACGCCCCGGAGCGAGTTCACCGAGGAACTGCTCGCCGCACTGATCGCGTTCAGCAAGGACGTCGAGGAGGCATACCGGCATGAGCATGCTGCCTACGAAGCTGAGTTTGGAAAGGGGGACGCATGACCACACTGGACGCACCACCACCGACCCCGTTCAACTTTCTCAGCCTTGGTGCTGGAGTTCAATCCTCTACCATTGCTTTAATGATTGCGACTAAGGCAATCGATGAAACCATCGACGGAGCTATTTTTTCCGATACCATTTCCGAACCTGCGGAGGTGTATCGTTGGTTGGATTTTCTCGAAGAAGAGATCTCGGAAAGTCCCAACCCGTTCCCAATCTACCGGGTGACGGCAGGATCTTTGCGCGACCGTGAACTGCAACTCAGGGTCTCAGGTAAAAGCGGAAAGACCTACAGGAAAAGTGCTATACCTGCGTTCGTGAAAAAGCCCGAAGGTGGGGTCGGGATCGTGAGCAGAAAATGCACGACCGACCACAAGATAATCCCGATCACGAAAAAGGTTCGCGAACTTGCCGGGATCAAGCGTGGACAGAAGGTGGTCACGGTCACGCAAATGATCGGGATTTCTCGGGATGAGATCGTTCGGATGAAACCCTCTCGGGAACCTTGGTGCCAGCATCGTTGGCCCCTGATCGAGCTTGGAATGAGACGTCAGGACTGCCTCGACTGGATGAAGCGAAACGGATTTCCAGAACCTCCTCGGAGCGCATGCACATTCTGTCCGTTTCACTCCGACCATGAATGGCAACGTCTGAAGCAGGACCACCCGAAGGATTTCGCCGATGCGGTGCTGTTTGAGAAGCAGTTGCAGGATGCGGCGAAGCAAGACCAGGCCATGCGTTCGATTCCCTATCTGCACCGGTCACTTGTCCCTATTGGTGAAATTGACTTCACGCCATCTGACAAGCGTGGGGACGGTTTCGTGTTCGACTTCCAATCCGAATGTGAAGGTCTTTGCGGCGTATGAACTTCGATTTTTACCTCGACCCACCGGACCACCCGGAGCCTCCTGACTGGTATACCGCACTCGAAGATGTCCTCGAAGTGATGTCCCCGCCAGAGTCCGTCGCGGAAGCGATCCGCAAGGCATTGGACGCATGGAATCAGGAGCAAGCCGCGCAGCACGACCCCGACCCGGAATGGGAGCAGAACGTCGTCTACGATCCCTTCCCCGAGGAGGAGGGATACCCCAAGGAAAACACCTGCCGCCACGGGAACCCTCACGGCGACTGCGATACCTGCGACCATCTCTCCGACATTGCCTACGACGAGGCGCGGGAAAGGAAATTCTTCGGAAGATGAGACTCTACCGAACCGAACACCAGGAACAGGCTCATCTCATTCTCTGGGCGCAGAAGATGCGCCGCGAACTCCCCGGCATCCACATGCTGTTCGCGATCCCCAACGGTGGGCACCGGAACCTGCTCGTCGCCAAGAAAATGAAGGAGGAAGGGGTGCGACCAGGTGTCCCCGACCTCTGCCTCCCGGTCCCGGCCCATGGTTACCATGGACTCTGGATCGAACTGAAGACGGAAACGTCCCGCCCTGTCCGAGGAGGGCGGGGCGGACTGTCCGACGTCCAGCAGGAGTGGCTCGACCGACTCAACGCATACGGCTATCGGGCAGTGGTCTGCTACGGAGCGGAAGAAGCACAGCAAGAAATCACCAACTATTTGAAACCATGAAACCCGACGCGAAATGAAGACCCGGTCCCCCTTCGCGCAGAATGTCATCGAGACCCTCCATGGTCGCCGCATGACCACCAACGAGATCCTCGCCGAGATCGGCGCATCGCACCGTTCCAATCTCCGCGCCTCCCTGCAGAGACTCCAGATGATCCTCGCCATGG